TCAGGCTTCTCCTTCTGAGAGATCTTACGCTACAATTAACGACTCCCCTGAAGCTATTACATTCAGCTGGGAGTTCACAACTACACCTAAGGACTATGATGGAGATAATGCCGGACTCAAGCCAACTGCTATCGTAACAATTGATTCGACAAAGGTTACAGGAACAACAGCTGAAGAAAAAGCAGCAGTTATGAAGAGACTTGAGGATGTTCTTTACGGAACAGAGGACAAGGAGCCAAAACTTCCGCTCCCATCAGAGCTTAAGGGCATCATGTATCCAACAACAACCCCTTAATTGCTTTACTAAAGATCGGTTCTTATTTAGGGGTTGCATAGACGCAGCCCCTTTTAATTTTTTACTTGAAAGGAGAAAGATATGTACGTAAAAGAGATGGAATACACCGATTTCAATGGTGCGAAAAGAAAGGAAAAGTTCTACTTCAACCTTACAAAAGCTGAGATTCTTGATCTTGAGCTTGGAAAGGCCGGCGGACTTACTGAGTATATTAAGAAGATTATCGAGGCCCAGGATACTCCAACTATTATGGCGCTGTTTAAATCCCTTCTTCTTAAGTCCTATGGTGTCAAATCTGATGATGGTAGAAGATTCATCAAGAACGATGAGGTAAGAGCGGAGTTTGAACAGACTCAGGCATTCTCGGATCTGTATATTCTTCTTGCGCTTAATGATGAAGAGGCAGCGAAGTTCGTTAATGCCATAGTTCCATCCGACATGCAGGTTTCTGAAGCACAGAGAAACCAGTTCGTAAAGGAACTTGTCCCGGCTCAGGATACTGAATAAGTGAGGAAAGAGGATGCTTCAGATAACTATTCCGGAAACAGAGTTGTTTGATGAAGCGCGTCAGGAATTCATTTATGTGAATAAGCCGGTGACGTTGACTTTGGAGCATTCTCTTGTTTCCATTTCAAAATGGGAAGCTAAATGGAAAAAACCATACCTTTCTGACGAAGAGAAGTCTGTAGAAGAGGTAATTGATTACATTCGTTGTATGACGATTACGCAGAATGTGGATCCAGAAGTTTATTATGCCCTCACAACTGATAATTTCAAGGAGATTGATGAATACATTAAGGATCCGCATACAGCGACAACTATAACTGAGAGGGGACCACACAAAAAGACCGGAGAAGGTGTTACATCCGAGTTAATTTACTATTGGATGTGCGCTTATCAGATCCCATTTGAGGCTCAAAAGTGGCATTTCAATAGACTTATGACTCTTATTAGAATCGCCAGTATTAAAAACAATGGCGAAAATAATAAGATGAGTAAAGATGCTGCCTTTAAACAGCAAAGAGAACTTAATGCCATTAGGCGAGCTAAACACGGAACAAAAGGATAAATACAATGGATGGTATAAACATTGTTTCTCATGGAAATTTTGATAAGGCAACAGCTTATCTAGAGAGACTTAAGATGTTGAAATACGACAGCATTTTAAACAATGCTGGTCAAAAGGGAGTAGACGCATTGAGGGCAGCCACCCCAAGAGATACCGGAGAACTTGCCAATTCATGGAATTATACAATAGTCCATAATGGCAGCACAGCAAAAATTGAGTGGCATAACTCCGACATTGAGGGTGGCTATAGCGTTGCTCTTTTAGTCCAGTATGGACACGGAACAAACAATGGTGGTTATGTCCCACCACATGATTACATAAATCCGGCAATTGAGCCGATACTTGAAGAGATTTCGAGACAAATTGGAGAGGAGGTTAAACGCTTATGAGTCAGGTTGTTGACACTAAAGTTGTTGAGATGCAATTTGACAACTCTAAGTTTGAAAAGAACATCCAGACAAGTTTAAACTCCCTTAAATTCCTTAATAAGAATATTGACGAAGCTGGAAAGAACAGAGGATCTTTAGACAATCTGGCAAAGGCCGGTGATCAGGTTGGAATTGCCTTCGACAACATGAATATGAAGTCGAAGATTAGTCTCAACATGATGGATATGCTTGCTGGCGTCGGAACTAAGGCATTTAATCGTATTTCTGACGCTGTCGCCGGTTTTGCACTTAACATGGCGAACTCGCTTTCGGGCATGCAAGCAATGCGAGATGGCTTCAATGAGTACGAACTCAAAATGGGTTCGGTTCAGACAATTCTTGCTGGTGCAAGGATCAAAGATCCATTTAATACAGATAAATGGGTAACGAATAACGCGAAACGACTTGAAATAGTCAACGAACAGCTTGAGAAATTAAATGCATATTCGGATAGAACCATATATTCTTTCCGTGACATGACGTCTAACATTGGTAAATTCACTAATGCTGGTGTTGATTTGGATACTGCTGTAAAGGCTATCCAGGGTGTTGCCAATGTCGCAGCGGTTTCTGGCGCTAATGCAAACGAAGCGTCAAGAGCGATGTATAACTTTGCTCAGGCGTTGTCGTCTGGCGCAGTAAAACTGATAGACTGGAAGTCGATCGAGAACGCTAACATGGCGACCGTTGAATTTAAACAGCAGTTGCTTGATACGGCAGTAGCTATAGGTACTGTAAAAAAAGAACACGGGGAGTATGTCGCACTTACTAAAAATGCGGCTGGTAAAACATCCACCGACACATTTACTGCAACCAAAAAGTTTAATGATTTGCTTTCACAGCAGTGGATGACAACCGACGTTCTGACTACTACATTAATGAAGTACACCGACGAGAGCACTGCACTTGGTAAAAAAGCATTTGCTGCAGCACAGGATGTTAAGACATTCTCTCAGATGATCGATACTCTGAAGGAGTCTCTTGGTTCTGGATGGGCCCAGACATGGGAAACGATCTTTGGTGACTTTGAAGAAGCTAAGAAACTTTGGACTGGATTAAACAAAGTCATCGAGGGCATGCTTTCTCCAATAGGGGAGACTCGTAATGCAATTCTTAAAATCTGGAAAGCTGACGGTGGTAGAGATGCTATGATCAAAAGCTTCTCCAATCTCTATCATGCTGTTACGAATCTTGTAGCGCCATTCAAGGAGTTATGGAAGGCTTTTACTCCAAATACTGAGCATTCCGGTAAGATTTTAGCGACTATATTTAAGTGGATCGAAAAACTTACTGCTATTGTAGCTAAGGCAGCGGGTGTAGTTGGTAAGGTCCTTTCTGGGTTGATGAAACCACTTATATTTATTGGTAACTTTGTTGGTAAGGGTCTTATAAAGCTTGTCGGTATTATAAGAACAACTTTCGCTAAGATTGTCAATTTCTTCAAACCTGTTGGTAAAGCAGTGAAGGACTTCGGCAATACCTTAAATGATATTTTCAGCAAGCACATTATTTCTCGACTGAAGGCATTTCAGACTACAGTTTCAAAAGCCTTTAATAATCTTAAGACTCGTGTTAAAAGCAGTGCTGCCTTGATGAAACTTATCGAGGCTTTCAAGAATTTAAGATCCATAATTGGAGACCTCTTTGGTAGAGTGACTCAGAAAGCAAGTCTTTATGCCAGAGAATTTGCAACATATTTGGGGAAAGTATGGACTGCTGTTGCACCATTAGTTTCCTCTGCCGTTACAAAAGTCATCAAGAGACTCGCTGATTTCTTAATTCCGAAACTGAACAAAGCTCTCACATTTGCAGCTGATCGAATCAAGGCTTTTGGACGTGCTCTTGGAAGTATTAATCTGAGGAACACCAAACTGTATAAATTCTTCTCCGAACTTCCAGAGAAGATCAAAGCACTTGCAAACAATAAAACGATAAAGTCTATTAGCTCTACCATTAAGAATTTTGGAAAAGAGGCTGTTGGGTTCTTAGACAAGAAATTCAAATCGCTTAAGACGACAGTAGACTCTATTAAAATGCCTGGCGGGCTTAAAGATCTGTTTGAGAACATCAAAAACTTTATTAAAAGTATATTTGGAAAAGGTTCTGTTTCGGATGGTCTAACTGATAATCTGGAGAAGATCACTGATGCTACGGGCAAAATAGCCGGTGAGGAATCTGAGGAAAAACTTACTTTGTTCCAGAAGTTCCTCGAGGGAGTAACATCGGCATTTAAATGGCTTAAGGATGCTGCAATCGAGGCTAAGAATGCTGTTGAACGGTTTATAAAATTCGTCGTATCTAATACACCTAAAGCTTTTGATGCTATACGTACTTTCCTTGCTGGGGACGATGGTATTCTGACTATTTCAGACGTCTCTGATACTTTTTATACCATCACTGCTGCCTTATCTGAACTTATGACCTCTTTAGGTTTTAAGGAATTCGGTAGTGGTATTAGCAGCATCAGTGAAGCGTTTGGCGAGCTAACAGATTCAATTAATAACTTCTTGAAACAGTCGGCGAACAAATCCAGAATGTCGGCTATTAAGGACTTTGCGATAGCGCTCGGAATTTTGTCAGGAGCTTTGTTTATATTGGCAAAGATTCCAAAGAATGAATTAATAGGGGCTGTTTCTGCACTTGGTATTGTTGGCTTAGGATTGATTAAATTCTTTGACCAGATAAGCAGTATGAATTATACGGCTGCTACAGTCTTTGGTAATTTGTCGATCGCTGCTTTATTTATTGGAATTGGAGTTGGAATGATGGCTATAGCTGCCTCAATCACAATGTTGGTTGGAGCTTTAGCTTTGTTCCCGTCAGTAATAAAACAATACAATAATCTCGGTGATACATTCAGATCCGGAATGGATCGAGTTAAAGAGGTATTAGGTGAGATATTTGAATATCTAAATTCAACGGTTAATGCCAAGTATGGCGTTAGAAGTGCCATAGCGTTGCTAGCCTTAGTCAAATCACTCAAATCTATTCGAGGTGTAATCGTTAGTTTTGCGAATGAAGAGACAGGGAAAGCCATGGAGGATGGATTATCGAGGATAAAAAAAGTCTTAGAATTACTCGGAACTTTTCTCGAATCGGTTTCACTGACATCA